TCTGTGTATTACTAGCATTCCAAAAAGCTACTTGTCCACTAGCTCCTGTTCCAGTAATAGGATTAGTCAATGCAGCTTGAGCCCCAATATCAGTTAATACTTGAGCAGCTGTTCTTTTCCTAAGAATATTACTAGCATCTATTGTAGCAAAATCACCTGTAGCATTAGTAGTAGTTACTGTTAGATCAGATTGAATACGAGTAGTACCATTAACATCTAATTTGTATGCTGGAGAATTAGTCCCAACCCCTAACCTATTATTAACTGCATCATAGAACAAATTAGACGATGCCCCAAAACTCCCAGCATTGTTGAATTGTATCTCCCCACTATTCCCTGCAGGTAATCCTCCTTGATCGTTTACCCAATCATAGTCTGTTCCATTCCAAGATAATACTTGACCTGTAGTAGCAGTAGCAGTATTAAGATGGGCATCTACACTAGAATCTGTATAAGCTGCTGGGATCGAAGGAAGATTAGATAAATCATTATAACTCCCTGAAGTAGCTACTGTAGATAATGTAGGTTTATTCAGGATTTGAGAATCTCCAGATGATGAGTTCCAGTCAGCGTTGACGTTTACTTCCGCACCCGTTGCGATGCCATCCAACTTTGTCCACTGCGCCGATGACATGTAGCCATCCGCACTAGATGACGACGCCGGAATGCTGATGGCTGGTGTGGTGCCGCTACTGCTAACGATGGGTGCGGTGCCTGTCACTTGGGTGACCACCGTGGGTTTGTTCAAAATTTGCGCATCGCCCGATGTGGCATTCCAGTCAGCATTAACATTAACTTCAGCTCCTGATTGTATCCCAGCTAACTTAGATTGCTCTGCAGATGTAAAAAACAGATTAGTAGTTCCTTGAGGTAGATCATCTGTATTTCCTGAAAGATCTGCAACTTTAACTGCTTGAAATGAAGTAGTATTATTACCTGCATTAAATACTGGGACTTGCCCGTCTGCTGTACCTCTAACAGCTGGGAGACCATAAGTTGTTCCCGTAGTTCCTACAGTAACTCCAGGAAGTAAAGCTCCTTGAGCTCCAAATGTTGCTACTGATGCTCCATTATGAACAATAGTTGTTTTTCCTTGAGTAGCATCAATGTTGATTTTATAGTCATTATTAACCTCAAGACTAGTCTGAGTTGCTGTCGCGGATTTAACTTTAGCTAATAAGTACTGTAATCCTGAGTTTAATACCCAATTCCCTGAAGAATTATAGCTTAATACATCTCCTTGAGTAGGGGTAATAGTTGTTACATTAACTAGATTCTGTAATCCTAGTGATACTGTCCCAGTCTGTCCATTTACACTGATAACATTACCTCCTCCTGTGGATTGAATAAAGCTATTAATAGCAGCTATTACAGCTGTTCTATTTGCTCCCCATACATTCCCATTGCTGTCTCTTAGATTAGTGTGTTCAATATTAGCTAGTGTTGGGAGATTGTTTACTACTCTATTAAGAGTAATAGTAGTATTTGTACTCCCAGCAACAGCCACTAATCCTCTTGGGAGATGTTTAGCTTCTCCTTTAAGAACATTACTTTCATATGTCCCAATGACTAGGTTTCCCCCATCTAGGTATATTCTATACGTGTACATTATTGAATTCTAACTTGTCCTGAGAGTAATCTAGTTGAGTTTAATAGAACTGTATCAGATTTAATCTTCAGATGCAGTTGAGCATTGGTAATAGTCGTATTGATGTGAGTAATAATACCTGAGAATGTTGTAGCCCCACTAGATGTGTTGTAATCGTAGTTAGAGATAACATACTGAGTATTGTTACTCGTATCAACTAATATTGCCTGTACACTGATGTCATTATCGGTTGTAGCTCCGTTAGCATTTGACTCGATAACGAATGAATATTGAATCGTTTTCCCAGCTAATAGTCCTATAATGCTCCAATATGTTTGTTGATTGGTGATTTGAACAGCCCCATTAATGTAATTTACTTCGCTTGCTTGTGGGAGGCTTAGAGTTTGATACCCTGAACCTGCTGTAATATTAACTGTAGCTGTTGTACTAGTTACCCAAGATGCGACTGATACTTTTTGCACTGAATTATAACCTGTAGGTGTTGAACTTCCTGATGCAAGTGTACTCTGTGATGGGAGAGATTCAATATTGGTTCTATTGTGTTTACCCCGATACAGATTCTCACGTACATTGAGTGTCCCAAACAGTTCAGCATGTCTGTTGATATTTGGGATAAGTCTAACCCACTGATCCAAGAAGGATTCATACCGATCAATATCTGGGTAGTTAGCTGCATTTCTAGCTTGAGTGCAGTAGTATTTCCACTGAGTTTCAGCAAATGTGTAATCAATATTGATAGCCGATACGTTTGTATTCCCTAAGAGTAATTTCTTGTATACATACCAGAACATAGCTTCTTTGAAGCTGATATCATCTGGGACTAATGGATAACCATCATCATCTACTGGGAATGACATGTAGCTTAAACACACTAATCCATTAGCAAATGATGTTTTGATTCTCCCATTCTCTACGTAGTAGCATTCATTCCCTACAATAAACTCTTGAGAGCAAGTGGGGCAATCAGCTGCTTCTGGGAAATTAGTAGTACAGTATGATAATGGGAGCAATCCTTGAGCTGATGTCATGTAGATATTCTCAAGAATAGCTGCACGAACATTAAAGTCTCTAATCTGACTAGTTAAGTTAATTGTAGGATCATTAGCCATAAGATAATTAAGATCATCTATCTGACTAAGAAGTACATCTAATTCACTACTAATAGCTGGGGATGATGCAGAATTAACTGCTACTTGATTGATATAAGATAAGTTAGCTGGGAGAGAACCTTTGAAGTTTTTAATCGAAATAACACAAGTCTTTTTTTCAAGCTGTGCTGCAGATCCAATATGTTCTAAAGCTTCCCCAATCCACTCAATAGCATCATCTACCCAGTTATCTCCACTAGGGTTTAAGTCTCTAAATATCTTCCTAATAATTACTTTACTAGATGTAGTCTTATATATTGCCATGACTTTTAAACCTTAGATATGCTAAATCATCACTCTTTAACAGACTGATTAACTTCTCTTTATTCCCTTTTAATCCTCTAGATGGGGTAAACCTATACGCTGTTTTGTTTGGGATTTTACATTTTGATTTCTCCCAGTGAAACTTGCAATACCATTTATCAGTGTAATAGATAAACCACTTTTCTCCTTCCCCTGTCTCAGCATCATATAGCTTTTTACCTTCCTTTAACAACTCTTGTTTGTACTTATTACTTTCCCACCAATCTATTGTAGGGGCACTAGGGTTTCGTTCTATCCTACGAATAGACATATACCCTAAATTATTACGCAGATTCAGAACTCCCCCTTCTAAGATGAAGTCTACAACCATCATGTTAAATTCTTCACACAATGATTTGAAGACTTCTTTACTCAGAGGTGAGTCTGAATCTACGCAATAACTTTTATATATCTCTTTAAGAGAGTGCATTACATACTATCCTTAGCCTTTTTAGCCATAAAACCTAATGCACCCAATCCAGCTATAGTTTTCATAGCGCCCCCAATTCCTGCTCCACCTCCACCATTTCCTGCATTTGCAGCTCTTCTTCTAGAAGCATTAGGGTTTCTACGATTACGTTCTTGTTTACGTGCAGTCTTAGCAGCTTTTTTAGCATTATGGCAAGGTCTTCCTGGACCGCACTCTTCCATCATACCCCCAGCTTCTTTGATAACTCCACGGCCTTTGAGGATATCTGCTCTAGTTACTTTTCCATCCTTATTTAAATCAGGGAATCCTCCAGACTTGTACTTGGATTTACCCATAGCATTCTCCAGCTTATCCATCAAACCCATAGGCTTCTTCTTTTTAGGTGGGGTTTGCATAGATGCTGGCATCTCCATTTTCTTTTTAGGTTTCATAGGCATATTAGTCATTCCACCTGCTTGATACTTAGATTTGCCTCCGAACATTAATTCTTTGTCTGGTTCTAAGTAACCACCAGCCTTCATTTTCATCGGGCCTTTAACCTCTTTTTTGAGGTTAGCTTTTTTAGATTTCATTGTATTAAAAGTCTTTGTTAGATTTATTATTTACCCTATGTCTGAACAATTGTACGTTAACTACAATTGCAACTAATAGAGATACCGCTGTTAATATCTGATTGACTTGCGCCATCGACATTACAAGTCCAAGAACTGTAGCAGAGTTACCTATGATGTGTTCTTTGAGTGTCATTGTTTAATTCCAGTTGCTGCAGGATCCGCAATTCCATACACGAAGTGATTTGTTGATTCTTGAGTTAGGGTCACTAGCTGTCTTTGAGCTGGTTTGCTTAGACTTCATTCCACACATACGATTACAAAAAGAGTCTCGTCTTGATCCTCCTTTTGGTTGAGGAGCAGCAAGTGTACTCCCAGGATTAGCAGCTTTATAAGATGCTCTTCCTTTGGCATTTAGTCCACCTTTCGGATTCTTACCCTCCTTTCTTTGCCATGCTGGGGTAGCCATTACTCACAAGCTTTGTATACGATTGCGCTCCCAGTAACAACTGTTACACTAGTAAAATAACCATATACAGTTAATCCAGCTCCTAAAGTTGTACCAGAAGATAGAGTTAAATTACCTTGTGTAGTAAAACTGTTAGATACACTTAATGGAGTAATAGCAATGAACTTCCCAGTAATAGGAGTACTATTAGTAACAAGTTGTCCCCCACACTTCCCAAGACTTTCTTCAAGTACTAATTTTGATGAATTGAGTAATCTCTCTTCGTTTGTATTATAACCCATAGTAATTAATTTTAATATTATTCTGCAGAATTAGTGCTAGGAATCTCCCCATTAAAGGTATCCTGCATTCTATTATTTGTTGAATCTTGCAAAGTTAATGATAATAGTTTTAATTCCCCATTAATCAATCCACTATTAATAGCACTTAACATATCAGCTGGGAGAGGGAAATCCATCTTATCGTTATAGCATTCCCCATTGCAAGTATTAAACTCTTGTACTTTTTCAGGATCTTCGAATATCCCTCTAACATTGATTAAAGACATACCTGTAGGATTATAGACATACAAGTAATCTTCAATCATATAAGTCTTAGGTTTATGAGAAGTAAACTTATCGTACATTAAAAATTGAACCTCATAGGGTTCAACCATTGGGATTCTCCCTAACCCTGTTACATCCCCAGTATATGTAATAGCTTCAGAGAAGTTGAATCTTACAGTTTTAGGGATCTTACGATCTGTTCTGTAGATAGGGCAATTGATTGGGAGATCGCAGCACTTAGATGCGTCGACTTTAATGAGATTAATACACCCAAGATCTTGCTCTAAGTGTCTAGTAACTAATCCGTTACGAGCAAAATCTCGTCTAATAAACATTGCACGATAGTGCTTAACATTAAACTTAATCTGGTCTAATGATATGCCTTCGTCTTGATTAGATCTACCTCCTCTGAAAAGATTTAATAGGTTGTAAGCAATCTCATCTAAAGTCATTGTAGTTATGTATCTGTATTTAAAGCCTTAGTTAATTCAGCACAGTATTCGTATTCTTCTGTATCTTCAAAATATTTAATAGCATCGGGAATCACCATGTTTAATGTTTCAGGGTCTGATGGGTCATAGGGGAGAAACAGTATCATTCCATCTGATACTGATTCAATGAGTAATTCTTCTAATGTTTTCTTCTTCGTAGCTATCAGATAGATGTTATAATACGCATCATCTAGAATATCTAAATCAGAATCATGTCCCCCAAATACTAAGTCAAACATTCCATCATCCATAAGATCATCTGCATCATCTTCCATATCTTCTTTCTCTTGTTTAGATATTAACTTGAAAGTATCCTTCGAGTCCTTTATCGATAGTCCATACAAATGCTTGCCCTGATCTCTTAGACTCATAGCCCATTTGCTTGTGCCAGTCATCACTAGCACATATAGAAGGTATGAACCTGACTTTAATTCCCCTGTATTCATTGACCATTTCTTTGTGTAAATGCCCACAATGAGCTTCTCTAAATAGACTCTTTGCAAACATTTCAGGTTGTTCAGTAGCCATTATTAATGGGAGATCAGAAGCTTTTTCTTTATCCCCATGAGTGAACATTAGCATTGCATTCCCATATCCCCAATACTTTCTTGGGTGCATTGAATTGTCTACACTAACATTCTCATTGTTCCTATACCATCCAGCTAACACATCTCCGATGTAGAACATTCTTTCGTAATCGTGATTTCCACTGACTACAATAACATCTACAGGAGCGATTGTTTGCAGATAATTGATTGTCTTTACAAGTAATCCCCAGTACCCTCTAAAGCTCTCCATCCAAGTCATATTGTCTTGTTGAGGAGTACCCTTTGTAGTTGTTTGACGTAATCCCTCAGAGTTTAATCCGTCATTCCCTATTGGGAGTAGAATCTTAGTTATAGGAAGATGAGATGCTTTAGATACTAAACTTGAGATTGTAGCTATGTACAAGTCTTCTAGTTCTGCATTAGACTCATCATTCATCTTCCCATAGTGTACATCTGGGAGCGATATCTCTAACGCCACTTCAGAGTAATTATACTTTGGGTAATTTCTCCTTACAACTACTGGGGAGTACTGAGATGCGAATGATTCTATCTCTAGCTTTAGATCTTCTATGTTGTTACTCTTATTTGCTGTAACAACTGAGAATCTTGCATCCCCCTTTTGAGTTTGCCAGAATTTGACTGATCGAATCTCTTCTGGTTTAATTCCCGTTCTGTCAATGAACACTCCGAACTCACTGTCATTACTATTCGTATTGACGTTTTTGAGTTCATTTTTTATTTCTGTAAGCGCTACTCTTGCATCATTGTTACTACAATTCAGACGATTTGCGATTACTTCTGGACTACATTTCAAATAACTATTTTTACTCCTTAAAAACTCTTTGATTTCATTCAGAGTCATTCTTAATGATTTTAAGTAATGGGAAGATTTGATCTGGACTAAGGTCTTCAGGGAGTTGATCCTCTCTGATTTCCTCTAGATAGATAGTTGCTTCTGCATCTAGCTCTTCCTCAATATCAATTAACTGTTGTTTACGATCATTGATTAACGCTTCATTTTCTTGCTCCAATCGCTCTAATTCTTCAGAGTTATTCTCCTCAATGAACTTAGAAGCTTGATAAGACAATGTTCTAAACTCATCTGATGGAATAGCCATTGATTCAATATAAGCAAGTTTAGTCGTTAGCTCTTTGATGTTACGAGCTACAACTACAGCAAATCTTGAATTCTTGATATCCTTAACTGCTGTAAGTCCTTTGTAGATTTCTACAAACTCCCGGTTGGTTAATTGAAACGCTTTTAACTTTGACATTTGGTTTGATTAGTTGATTACTAAGAATTGTACTGTTCTTCCTGCAGCATCTGATGCATGCCCGAATGGGTTGCTCAGAACAACTTTAAAGCTTCCATTAGCTACTGCAGATACAGTTGCTATAATATTAGCGTTATCAGCTTCTGTAGATATCCCTGGGCTTACTAGTGTCAAGAAGATTAATGAGTTTGTTGTGACAGTATTGTTATTGACTGTAAATTCTGCTTGAGATGTACTCAATGAAGCTGGGAATGTTACAATCTTTCCAGCAGTAGCGTCAATAGTTACTGCAGTTGATAAGCTAGTAATTTGAGTTACAGAAGCTTTTGTAGTGTATGTAATCCCGTAAGTTGTATTTTCAAATACAACATTTTTATCAGCTCTTACATTAGCACCTGTAGCTACAATATCATTAGTACTGTTCTCTTTAACCACAACATTAGCTGGGGTAGGAGCAGCGATTGTAATAGCGTTAGCTGCATTTGTAATCGTAACATTAGTCCCAGCAGTTAATGTAGCTGCTAAAGGTCCAGATGTTCCCCCAATCAATAACTGTCCATTAGATGCTAATGAAACAGCCTGCATAGTATTTGCAGTACTTGGGTGAGAGATGAATACTGATTTAACCGGAAAGCTACTTAATCCTGTACCCCCATTGGTTGCAGGTAAAGTCCCAGTAACATTAGATGCTAAATTCACTGTTGTAAGAAACAATGAAGTATTGTTGTTACACTGGCTAAGATCGATATTAGCAGCATTAACTGTAAACACCAATTCATTACTTACTGTAGCAATGCTCAATAAGTTACTAGCTGAATTGATTTTCTTCTGAGTAAATACATTCTGATTAGCTAAACTCAATAACTCTTGACCTGTAGTTCCACTAACCGTTAGAGATGGGAATAGATCAGATGCTAAGAGTTTATAGTTTTGACTAGTTGCTGCAGTTAACAGATGATGTGTTCCTACACTACTCTTAGCAATAGTTGTTAATGCTGATATTTTAGTTGCCATTATGATTCTTGAATTATGATGCCATCATTCTCTGTCCCAATATCTTCCCCATTTTCTAATAATAATGCGGCTGCAGGACGACCTTGTCCTTCTTGAACTGTTAATTTGGTTACAGTTAATGGGGTGCAATCTAAACAGTATTGATCTAAATACTGCTTAAATCTTTCTAAATACGATAAATCCCCATCGGGGATTGTATCTTCTAAACACTCTAACCCAGCATTCCTGAGTACATAGAGTGCTAATTCTGCTTTTAAATTCTCTAGTGTAGAACAATCTACTCCCCCTGTAATCTTAGCATACAGGGTAATATCTTTAGTAGATAAGCATAGTTTAATACTTTCTAAGTATTGTTTAAACTCTGTATTAGTGCTTATCAATTCCATAGTAGTAAGTATTTAGCACCCACAGGCGCATACTTCTTCACACAATTGTGCAGCTTTTAAATAAAGCTTTTCTGCATTAACTGCATCTTTTTTATTCTCAGCTGTATAGTAAGCTCCTTTAAGCATCAAGAATGCTTTTTGAGCCCTCATTAAATCGTCAGCACATTTCCCACAATTGCAATCACATTCCAATCCAGATTGCGCAAGTTTTGCAATACAGCAGTTAATCTTGCATGGGGCAATAGTATGATGTGTAGCATGTGCAGTAGCGGTTGTGGTAGCACTAGTTTTAACTTTAACAGTAACTAATCCTTCTAACACTCCATTAGCAAACATTGTAACTAAATCAGTTTGCTCAATGATTGTTATAATATCTCCCCCAGCAGTAATATCACCTGCCTGCAATGTATAGTATCTATGATTCTCATCATATGTATGCTTGAACTCTAGATAATTCCCACTTACTGGAGTAAAATTTCCAGTAAACTCAGTAATATTGATAGCAATAGAGTTACAAGTCTCATTGATATTGAGAACTTTTGGGAGGATATCTGAGTTAGTTATAGGCATAGTAGTATAGAATTATAATAAGGGGATAGCCCAATTACTATCCCCTCATTATATAAGATTAATTACCAGTTAAACTCTGCTGCAGTAGCAATGGTAAGGTTAAATACATTATCGTAAGTTGCATCTCCAGCATCTCCTACTACAGGAGCAGTAAAGTCAGAATCTGTAAAGTACAAAACAACCTGATTTAAAGTTCCTGCAGGAGCAATACCTGTAGAAGTAGGCCAGTTGTGCTCATACTCAATAGTGATTTTGTCATAAAATGCCCCTTTATTGGCATTAGCAGTAACATTAGTGTATGTAGGCATATTCTGTGGGAGGTACATGCGGTTAAAGTTACCGTAACGGCTTCTGCACTTAATCTCATCACCTAATACCTGCCAAGCATTACCAACACCTTGTACAAATCCTGTAGCAGTTACAACAAGGGCGCTAGCTGCATCTGCAGTATCAGTCCAAATGATCATATCAAATACAACACCAGCGTGTCTTGCGGTATATGTATCATCAGCTACAGTAGTTTGTGATACCTTAATTAAATTATTCAGTAATACGTGTGCTTCAACTGCATCATCTAATAATGCGCAGAACTCTGTTAAAGTCGCATTACCATCAGTTTTTGGAAGTTCAACAGAAATAACTTTGTGGTTAGTAGTATTAAAAGCTCCTAATGGGAAAACTTTTTTATCTCCACTCAAATCAACAAGCCCAGTTCCGTTTGCGTCGTAAAAATTAAGCTGATCTAACGGAGTAGTTCTGAAGATAAACTTAACTGTATGCGAAGCATTGCTTGCAGGAGTTCCAGTTAAAACTTGTTTGTGGCCTGCAGAAACAGTATAAGGATCATACTTAATACGCTTAATGTTAGCAGTATTGATAATCGGAGTAGCAATAGGATTTCCCCCAGTACCTTGAACAAATTGCAATTTCTTGTATAACCAAAGAGGATTTGCAGCTACGGTAGCTGTTACTACTGCAGCAGTGTCACTCTCAGCAAAAGTAGTAGCGTATAATTTAGTAGTTACATAAGCTGCTCCATTTAAATCCCAAACTCCAATTTCTGGAGTAGCTGCGGCTCCATTGAAAGTGCTACCACTTTCTAAGACATCGGTGTTAGATATAAACACCTGTGATAAGTTAGTTCCCATTTTAATTAATTTTTAGGGATTAAACATAAGAAAAATTACTCACTTTCTAGGACTTCCCTAGATTGTGTATTATACCTAGGATCTTCAATATTCCCAAGTATGCTTTTAACTGCTATCTCAACAATTTCTTGATGAGTGTGTTCTGCTAACTCGCATCCAACACCAGCAATTATATTAATTCTACTAGGTCTACGAATATATTTTAGGTATACAAAGTTACTAATAAAAGTGTTATCTGTATACGTATCAATAAAATTTTCTTGAATCGTAAACTTAGGGCCTGATCTTTTAGTTGTGTTAAACGGATCAACTAAGAGATCGAATATGTCGTCATGTTGGACGTAATTTAAAGACACTTTTGAGGTCTGAATTCCAGGATCAAGTAATATTCTATCTGTTACGATTGAAGTATTACTTTCATTATAGTACAAATAAGCATTAGTCTCTCCTAGTGCCCAAGTAACTTTTAATTCAGGTATCACATTAATATTTCCTAAAACAAGTTGATTCCCATTAACACTTGGGGTTTGATGAAAACTATCTGTTGGATAAAACTGATACTCTTCAACTGAATCTACAGGATAGTAATTTGAATTGTAGTTATTCTGGTTCATTAATTCATCAAACGTTAATTCAGTGTTTGATGAGATAATTGTAGCTCCAGTACTGTTTACTTCTATTCGTGTAAGTACATATCCTGGACTAGGAGGGGATAAGGGAATGGAGATATAATATCTGGTTCTAGTTAAATAGATAACATCTATTCCAGGAATAAGAACCTTCCCACACTTATGTCCTATCTGTAAGTAGGAACTGATGTAAAATAAATAGTCTTTGGGGAGAATAGCACGATCAATAAAGTACTCACCCCCATTCCCTACCGTATCCCCTAGATAAAAACTTTCAAGTTTCGAGTCTACAACTAAGTTTCTTAAGTCATCAATACGTTTCTGTGATTGTTCAAACCCAGACCCGTATTTATTACCCATAGGAGCATATCGTTGCTTAATGAACCGATCCATAGCTCTGTTCAGTTCATAATCAATCTCTTGCGGTAAGAGATTGTCAACTTGGAAAGATGCAATTTTTTGCACCCCCAAGTTGACCGCAATATGCATCTCCTGTATTGTCATTAGACTTTAACTTCTTTTAGTTGTGCTCTCATAGCAATTACTTGCCCTGAGTTCTTTTTGTTATTCATATAGAGAATAGCTTCTTGGACTGTTTCCCCAATAATCTCATCTCCATACATGATTTGATTCCCAATCTGATTCAATACGCTGTATTCCAGCAATTCTTCAATCTCTGCTCTAGTCTCTAAGTGTTTATCAAGTACAATCTTTAAGAATCGTTCTGGGGAACTGTTCTTAATATCATACAGTTGATTTTCAACTTGCATGTCCTGCAAAGAATCTGGTCTAGAACCTTTAGCTAATACACGAAGAACACGTCTCATAGTTGCATAGTCAGAAGAGATTTTGATAAACTCTTTATCAGCTTCTTTCTTAACTTTAACTTCTGCATTCTTCTTCATCAAGTCAAGCTCTGGATCATAGATGTAGAATTTCTTCTGCTCATCATTATCCATTTCTTCTTTTGTTTTAGCTACTTGTCGATGCCTCATCAACCACTTGTAGGTTACATAATCAAGAACATTGTGTGGTTCCCCACTCTCATCAACTGTAATGTCTAATTCCTTTCCTTCAAATGGAACTTTGACAGTCATACTAGCCCAAAAATCTCTTTCTTCTTTTGGCCACTGTTCGTGTCCTGGAGGAACATTAAGAATTCTAGACATAAATCGATGAGCTTCTTCACCTTCAATACCTTTTAGGGGTTGTCTTCCTACATAGATTGAACCAATGTTTACTTTAGCACCAGCTCTAATCTCTTTAGGGAGATGGTTAAGCACTTCTTTTCTTCGGACAATAATCTTTTTCATTTTGATTGTTCTTTTAAGTTTAGAAAGAATAACTAAGCTGTTCTTTTAAGGTAAAGAATAACTTAATAAGTTTATGATAAAGGGGGCCCAAGCGTTCCCAGGCCCCCCGTGCAAACCAAACACAAATTACGATGCTACACACTGCAGATCGAGCGAAGTATCGAACCTGCGGAGCAAGATACCAGCTGTTTTCAACATGTGTACAGATGCACCGTCAATGTCGGACGCTCTCGTATCCGTTTCAGAGAACCCTTTGGGAACTACAGAACCAGCTACTGCCCAACGCAACATCTCACGACCCTTCTTGTTAATCATCTGGAGGTTGTTTTCTCCATCATAAGAAGACTGGTCAACGAACACCATTCTGTAAGATTCCAATGGCAAACCAGACTCAGGGTGCTTCTTAGAAGCTTGAGCAACTGGACCGTGATCAAACAGAGGAACTTTAACTACATTTACACGATGTCCATCGATATGATCATACGACGTGAAGTAACCCGTAATTCCGAGGTTACGACCGCTACCAGTGATGAACTTAGCCTCAGTAGTTTGGAGGTAATTAGAAGTTCCACCACCTGCAGTTGCATTAGCGTAGTAGTTACGCAACGCCTTATCAAACTCACGAGCACCACCGATACCAGTGTACAGGGTAACTTGCTTATCCGTAGCATCAGTCATACCATAGAACAAATCACCGATAACATTCTCGATCTTGGCCTGAGTCAAGCTCGAGTAAGTGTCTTTGTTGATGATTTGCTCAAACAGACCAGGACCAGAGATAACTGGTTGACCATTCTCATCGAGCATTTGGTTAACACCGTTATCATCATAAGTCTTAGCTCCATACCAGTAGTACATCTCACATTCTTCTTTAAACTTGAGCATGTGACGGTACTCTTCGTAGTCCATCCACAATTTTGTGGTTTTACCATCCTTCATGGGGAGAGTAAACTGAGCTACATAATCTTTCGCATTTCCAGCAAAGTGGTAAGATTTACGAACCGTACCGATTTTGCTTCTAACCAAGCCAGGAGCCGTCCAGTTAGATGCATTACCACGTGAGAAGTCAATACCCACGTTAGCATACAGCATACCCCATAATGCACCTGCTGCTCTATCTGCGGAGGGAACATTAGCTGCATTAGGAGATACGAGTTTTAAAGTGTACTTGTAACCACCTGCTTCAGGAACAGGTTGTTCCATAATACGAGCCAATACCCCAGACTGAGATACCAAGGTATACGGGAAAATGAACCACTTGTCCGGGAAAATGACGGTGAACATTGATCCACCTGCACCGTCTCCTGCTCCACCTGCAACAACAGGACGAACATTAACTTCGTGAGTTTTTACACGATATTCGTATTCAAACCGATCGATAGATTTGGTGTTTCCAACACCCTCAGTCAAGAAAGACAAAGGGAATTTCTTCTCTTCTCTTCCAGCCAAGTGAGTAATAATCGGGGAGAGTTCTTCTGGTTTCTCCATCAAAGCATTAACCAACGAATTCGTATCCGTCATCTGTTGGTCATTGTAGTAAGTCTTAAGTACTTGCATTAAAGCCATTGTAGTAAAATTTTAAGTTGAGTTATTTGTTTTTATTATCCCCCAAAGAATGCTGAGCTATCTACATCGTCTGCTTCAAATCTTCGCTGAGAAGTCTTTTGATACTGTCTGACGTTTTTAACTCTATCTTGGTTCGAGACAATTCTTTCTTTTAAGTTTTGAACACTTTTGGTTCTAGCTTTTTTGTCGATAATGTCATTAAGCTTAAACCCATTGTACATCAAGTAATCAATGGCGAGCTTAACATCCATATCGGATTGTGCGTAATCAATATCCCTTTGAGTTTCCCCATTAGGTCCCACAGGTTGTGAGATATATGAAAAGAACTTAGATTTCTGTGAGTCTGGG